GTACAAGTACACTCGACATCCACACTCGGAAATAGTTCCAAAAGAGCCACATGTGTCCCTGGATGCAGGTGCAATTGCGCTCATAACAGAGCTGACATGCTCCCACGCATATACACCTTGCTTCATGACAGTGTTCGCACACTTTCGCACACGTACAATCTGGTGTACAAAAGAAACAAGTGCGACACACCTCGATACTACGCATCTTGGCATCACACGCCTGCGCTTTCTTCTGCGTTTCAATGTGTTCCATTGAGGATCTACCAAACTCGCGCAAAAACTCACGCACATCTGTGAAGACTTTCACGGTCTCCAACTTAGCGGAATCTCTTCCTTGGTAGCTAGTGGGAACCACTTTCTGCAAGGTGATCGTCCAATAGTCTGGATAGGTCCCACCAATTGCTGGCAAACTACCAGGATTGATGAACTGATTGTTGGCGGCCGTATACTCCTCCTTGGGTTTGATATTGACGACGAATGGTAAACGACGCCTAACCGCCAAAGGACAATGGAAATATTCCTGCGCATTCAAGTGTGATGCATTGGACGTGGCAATGACGAGCTCAGCCAAAACAGGAGTTTTGCCTTTGTCTTCCAGAGCTGCTTGGGGAGGTACATATGGAACGTTGTTCACAACATTCAACATATCCTTCAACGTAGGATCAATTTCGGAGCTCTTGGCCGGTAGCAAGAATGCTATATCGTCCAAGTGAATGCACCACTTGCTCGAATCGAAATTGCTCCAATACTCCTCAGTAGGTGAGCGCACATAGCGGAAATGATCTTCCGTCTTCAAACCATGCAACTTGCCGTAGTAGTAGAAGAGCATCTTGGAAAAGGTTGACTTGGCTACACTAGATCCACCATGTATGAGCACACCAAAAGGAGCTTTACGCTCCTTCTGCGCTGCTCTACGAGTTATCTCAGTGTTCTTGAGAAGTCTAAGGCTGTCCAATTTTCGTCGCATGTGTACACCCTCAGCACCACTGTGTGCTCGAGTATACCCACAAATGGATTCACCTGTCTCAATAGCGTTATTCAAATCTGAAACAAAAGCAAAGTACGTTGTACCATGTGCGCCAAGGTTCGCTGTAAATGGACCCAATCCCAAAATACGATCGGCTTCTTGTGCCCATTTGGCATAAACCAGATCGTTGTGAATGAGTGCTCGGAAATCACCTGTGAGGATGTATGCATCAACACGTTCACAAATAGTGATGGCAGCATCGAACATCGTGAATACCATACTTGTGTGATCAGAATACTCATATTTGAGCTTCGCGTCCAACTTGAGGAAATCTTCCTCAGACAGGCGCAGACCAAATGGACGCAGAATGCCGCACACCAGAAGGTACGAATACACTTTGCGCACTTTAGCCAACAAAGAGTCCTTACCGATCATACCGTGAGTTGTTGTGTACAAATCACGCATGTTTTTCACAAAATCGGTGAATTGTCCTTGCAATTCTGTTTTGAAACCAAAAGCTTGCATCAAGTGCGAACTGATGCTGGTCCCAATCATCAACTTGTGAGCCAGTGCGAGCATCATGGAATAATCTCGCATGGAATCGCACTTCTGAAACCAATAGACAATCTGGAAGAAATTCTCCAGTGTGTCCAAAATCTCACAGTTGTCCTTCAACACTGACCCCCTTAGGGATTGGAGCGTGCTCATAATACTGTCAATAACGGCACTCTGCGCTTGGGTAAACTTCCCCTGCAACTGAAATCGCTCATTCAGGACCATGTCTTCACATTCAACCACGTGAGTGTACAGACGGTAAGGG